ACACTAGCATTTCCAGATCCAAGAACTGATATTTTGTCTAACAACATTGTATCTCTTGTCGTTTCTTTTGGAAATACTACCATACTGTTGGTAGCCGTAGCAGCAACAGCATCGGTTACTCCATGTATAATCTTCTCACGAAAATATACAATATTAGTATCATCGGCATTTTGTATTTTGCACCTTTGCCCACCTAATACAACATCTTGTGCTGTTGCTGTAGCCGAAACTGTGATTATTTTAGTTAGTTTCAAATCCATATTCTATCTCCTTATTATGCTGGGTTACTGCAAATACAGTATCTTGGGTCTGCCCAACCAATAGCGTAGTCAGCATAACCAACAAAGCTTTGAATAAGTGGGTTTCCTGGTTGTCCCTTCATTACAGTAGGTTTTGTGGTATAAACAATTTTAAGTCCATATTCTTTGAACATATCCATATCACAAATAGCCCATTGTTTAGCGGTAAAACCATCTGCTCCGCCACCAATAACTAGATATTTCATACCAGCATTTGGGTTAGATGCGTTTGTAGCATCGTCTGGATTTTGCATTGGAGTATATTTATTTTCTGTTCCTAGAATTTTAGCGGCTGTCGCTTCAAGTTCTGGACTTACTAATAAAAGATTAAAGTTAGCAAGTAATGGTTGCCCATCTGGTGTTACAAATCTAGCACCTTTTGCTTTTGCCTCACTAATTGCTGCGCCACTTAAAGCGGTAGTGATTAAGTTGCTGTATGTTCCAGCATCGGTATCAACTACATAACTTCTGTTTGAATCTTCTTTTGAAGCAACAGGGTGGTCAGTAGCGGCGAATGCTTTTCCATCTCCACCAGTAACAGAACTATTAAACATATTTGCGTATGCTTGAAGTAAGTGTGCTTGAACAGTTGCCCAACCAGCAGTTGCCAACCCTTTACCTACTTTTTTAGTGTGTCCTAGTTTATCATTTTTGATTTGTTTGTATTTTAATTGAATTTCGGCTGCCCACTCTTTAGGTGTAACAACCATTTTGAAACCTCTTTTTTGGTTTCCAGCTACTAATGTAGAACCATCATAGGCTCTTAATTGTCCGTAGCCACCTGCACTGCTCAACTCATAATCAATACTGTCGGTTACTTCTTCGCCAGTAATTTTCAATAATGAGTTTCCTGTAAGCATATTTTTTGCTTGCATATCAAAGGCTTTTCCGATAAATTTATAATTATCTGCCTTCCATTTCTCGTTTACAACTTCCATATTATTTCTCCTTTCTATTTAATTTATTTTAGCGTTACGCTACTGTGTCAGTATCAATAAAGTCTGCACTGCCTAGTTGATTCAATTTAATGTCGGTATAAATTTCATTTGTACTTTCACTTCTTCCAACTACTCTAATTGGACTAGCACTTGTTGCCGTTAAAATTAAAGCATCAAATGTGGTAGCCAAATCTGCTAATGCAAATCCAAATGGTGGGAATATTGCGAATTTATCGCCAGCAGTTACTGCTCCACCTGCTGTTGGAATTGTTGCTGTTTTGGTTGAACCTACCCAGCCTGTTATTCTATAAACAGTTCCTACTGGGTCTGTGTTTGTGCTTGACGCACCTTTATAAGTTAATTTAGCGTATCCGCCATTTAAAGAGTCGTCCGTAAGTGCCGCCATTGCTGTTGCTACGATTGTAGTCGTGCTACCACTTGTTGCAGTGATAATTGGTGCTAAACTTCGGTAAACATTTAATGGATTATCTAATACTTTAATCTTCAATCCATTAGAACGAGTATTTAGTGCTTCTGCTGCGCCACTATGTGTTTCTGCTGCTACTCCAAGTAATGCAACTTCTCCATCTGCCGCTGCTTGTACTACTAAATTTTCAGTTAACTTTACAAAAGTTCCAGCCTTAATTGCTGTACCTGTTGCAATATCGTATTCTCTGTCTGGTGCCTGTAATACACCACCGTGATTATATGCGTATTTCATATTTGTTCTCCTTTCTTTTATTTAATATTTTAAAAATTCTTCTACCGTCATTTTCATATCTGGGTTTTTTTTGTTCCAGTTGTCCAATAGAAGTTGTTGCCCTTTGTTAAGTGTACTTTGAGTACTTGCTCCATTACCGCCACCAGTGCTTCTATTCTTCTTGCTAGCAATTTTAAGAATAGTCGCTTGCTCGGTTTCGCTAATAAAATCTTTGTAATCTTCATATACTGTCGCTAGGCTGTCTGTTCCAATCTTACCTTTTGCAAATTTAGCAAACTTGACAGATGTTAATAGTTTTGCCACATCAACATCCGGGTTAGCCACATTAAATTCCGCAATATCATTATCGGCTTGTTGCTTTCTAATAATTGCTTCTTTCTCTGCTTGTTCCCTTGCCAACTTCTCCGCTTTTTGTGCTTTTACAAATTCATAGGTTTCTTGGCTTTGGATATAAACATCTTCATCAATCCCTTTCGCATAGGCTTCATTTTTAAGTTTTTCAAGTCTTGCCTCTTCTAATTTGCTTTCTTGTTTAGCCTCAAACTCTTGAATTGAATTAAATCCAGCCATTTTTGCAATTTTTAGCGCCTTTTCTTCGGCTTCTTTTACCTTTTTATCGGCATCAGCCTCCGCCTTTCTTCTAATTTCTGCAAATTTAGCGTTCTCGTCTTTATCCTGTTTTGGTTTTTTAAGATTGTCTAAAAGTTTTTGAGTGTCTACCTCTTTATCCGATACTTCTTCTTCATAATCTTCGTCATCATCGTATTTGTCAGTTTCTTCTTCATCTTCTTCTAAATCATCTTCCGAATCGGCTTCAAGACTTTCGTCTACTTCCTCTTCATTATCTTTGTAATCTTCTAGTCCATCTTCCAAGTCATTTTGAGGAGTTACGACTTCCTCGTCAACATCGTTTAATGTTTTTTCTTTTTCCATAAAAATCTCCTTCTTGTATTTTTACGCTATTACTTGCGAATTTGCGAAGCCTTAACAGCCTCTTCTATTAACTTCGGATTACTCCTAATTAAAGCCTGTTGTTCCTTTGGCAACTGATTAATTGCAGATTCAGTTGCTGGGTCTAGTTTCTTCTGCACTTGCGATTGTTGTGCCATTGCCTGTTCTTGTGCTAATTTTTCCTGTGCAATTCTTTGCTGTTCAATGGCTTGGATTGTTTTATCAACTTCTCTAATTATATCAGCACTTTGTGGAAGTTCTAACTCTCTTACAAGTTCTTTATAAATTGTCGCATTTTGCGGAGTTAGTTGTACATTTAATAAATTGCTCAATGTTTCAATCGTAAACGCTTTATTCTTTGCCAATGCATTTGACGGAGATATAATTACATCTACTCTTGGAACATAAACAGTTTTTTCTTCCGTTTCACTATCTTGTCCCGGAACTTCTTTGTAATGGTCTTTGCTATTAAATGTAAAGTATATGTCCCCTTTGCTACTATCCATATTTGCACTTAATCCATTGCCTTTGCCCATTCCTGCTTGTATTAATCCTTTTGATTGGTCTATCTCTCCAAGCGGTTTCATTGGTGTCGCTATGCCCTTAATATCGGCTCCTTGCTCTGCGTGATACGCTGGAACTCCAATGTATATCATTCTGTCATCGTCGTAAAACTCTAACGCCGTCATATCAATAAGTTCGTACAATCTCTTATAGCCTTGCATACGGTCATAGTTTTTCATATTGCTTTGACTTTGTTGGTCTGCTCGGATTTGTGCGAGTCCACTAGCAGTTGTTACCCTTGTGGTTTCCCTGCCTTGATTTGTGTCATAGTTTCTAACAGTTCTTTCAATTTGCCCTTGTATGAATTGTATTTCCGCCGCCGTATTATTAAATGTTTGTAATCCACCTAATCTTCTAACGCCACCAGACATTCCTGTTTTGGTCATTATTATTGCACCAGGCTTATTGCTAATCTCCGCGTCATCCGCCAATGCACCCTCGTCGCAAATAATTATATCATTGCTCATAAGTTCTTGATTTAATAATCCCGTTTCCATAAACTTATCAGCCTTATCTATTAAGTTCTTAATCGGATCAATCTCTCCTGCGTTCCAATAAGATTTAACTTTCTTAATTCTCCAAGTGTGATTAAACGGAAACCTATTGTTTTGTTTCCAAGTGTTTTCCCAATAGTTTTCAATATGCTTAATCTCTTTCCCATTGATTTGAATTGAGCAGTTTATCTTTCCGTCTTGGTCTTTGTACCAATGCTCTAAAACTTGCACCGTAAAATCACTTACCTGTGCAGTTTCCGCACTTAACTCTTCTATTTCGGTTTCAGCCCTAGTTGAAGTCCCAAACTCTCTTGCTGTCATTTTAGCCTCGGCAAGTTCTTCCGCAAACATTCTATCAACTTTGTTTTGATGGATATATCTTACATAATCAATGTATTCAAGGTCGTCATCACATAATGCCGATGGGTCTGGGAATATATCATCGGTCAACACTGTTTTTACAACGCAATCTCCAATCTTGCCTTTCTCTTTTCCTAGTTCAGAATCATAGTAAACTTTTTGGAACGCATCGCCATAAATTAACAGTTGCCTTTCGTGTAATGAATTTTGTCCTTCCAAGTCATTGATGTGTGCTATGTATTTGACTACATATTCACGCTGTTTTGCTTTTTCGGAGTCAATGTCGCCATCTCTCCCTCTAAACTCTGCCCCCGGTAGTGTTGGGTCCAGTTGGCTCTCAATGTGAATAAAAGCATCTCTTAACACATTGCTACTTGAAGTTTCTCTTTGCTCTTCATCGTCATCATAGTCATCACTTGTTTGCGAGCCAACCATAGCCTCATAATATCTCTTATTCTCTTCCCACCTAGTTTCAACTTCTCTTCTTTGCGATTGCGCAAGTGCAAATAAAAATGCAACAGTGTTCTCCCTGCTTTCTTTTGTGCTATAATCAAAAGGCTTGTCAGCCGACATTCTAACGGATTTGTTTTTTGTTGGTTCTATTTCTTTATTAGCCAATTCTAGCGCCCGCCTTTTTTAGTTTATTTATCAATTTGACTGGTTTTTCCTGCTCTAATTCTCGCACATAGTATGTTTGTTGACTTCTGCATTCGTTTGCTAACATATCACTAAATAATAAGTCATCGTGTTTGCCATCTTCGTGCTCCATCTTGCCATTCTCTTTGTGTATGAAACTTATGCCCTCTTTTAATGTGTCAATGCTATTGTACAAGTGCAAATGTTCTTTTATGTTCTCTTGCAACTTTTCAATAATCATCTTCCTGCTATTCTCATGTGTCCAAAACCCAAACTCTTTTGTTAATACTTTTCCCATCTTGTCAAATGCTTCCCTTACATAGAAATTTGAGTATCCCAGTCTTTCTAGTTCGCTTTGCATATAAAGTCCCATATTAGACTCTAGGCATATAATTGCATTCCCATAGTATCTTGCCAAACAGTATAATTGCATAACTGCCACCGATGGGTCTACGCTACTATGATATGTTGCCACTCTCTCGCCTGTTGCGTTATCTATAACTGTTCCACCGTGAAAGTCTACGCCCAAGTTCTTTGGGTCAAATCCTATTACATACGGATGTTTTGGCTCTGGCTTTCTATATATCGTTAACGCACCGTAGTTTGCCTCTGTAAATTTAATCGTTTCTTTTTTTATTGCATCTCTTGTTTCTGGATTGTTAAACTCAAAATAAAATTCTCCAATAATGGGTTGATTAATCTTTTGTGATTCTTTAAGTTCGTCAATTCTCTGTAATAACTTTTCTTTATTGAATACACACGCACCACTTGCTATGAATGCCTCTTCGGCACTGCACGGATATTCTTGCTTTATCATTTCTGGATTCTTTAAGTACTTGTTGTAGTACCAGTAAACTTGCCCAATTGTTAGTTCTTTAACATCTAATAACCATCTAATTCTTTCAAATATCCATTCCTGACTATTTTCTAAATCTTCTCTAAACCTTCCCTCTTTTTTCGCATTTTCAAATCCCATTGTGTACTCTGGAGTTAGCCACCATTCAAAAAACAAATTTAAGTATGCTCCACTATCCCACAATTCTTTGAACTCATTGTACCCATTTGCAGTCGTTTCAAGTATTTGAATTGAGTTTTGTGTCAATGCGTTTCCAAGCCCTGCATTAATCTTGTTTAAATCATTATAGAACGCTGCTTCACTACCGTGGAAGAAATTAATTGTCTTTGAACGCCCTACCTCTGCACTCCCGGCAGTCGCCACTCTCCATTTGGAGTTTGTCTTTTCAAATATTAGTTGCCTTTTGGTATTGTACTTTTCCGTTGGCTTTAATATCTTCGGCAAGTTGTTATAAATAAGTTTACACTTATCTTCAAAAATTGTTTCCGTGTTATCCGCTGAATCCGATAGTGTAAAACCAGAAAAGTTTAAGTTTAATAGGCTACACGCTAATTGGTATGCCGTTATAAGGCTTGTAAATCCTTGTTGCCTACCCTTTAACACTAATATGTCTATCTGCCCTAAAATGCCATTTCTCTGCCTCATAATGCAATCATTCAACTCGTTGATAAATATGCGTTGAACTTCGTTTAAGAAAAACGGTACTGTCTTTTGGTTTTTGTCTACTACTATGAAGCATAATTCTATCAAGTACTCTGGATTTGCTTTAACTGAATAAAACATATCCATATCGCTTACTATTTGTTTTGCGATTAATTCTACAAGTAGCGCATCATCTTCTACTGAATGCTTTAATTCCCACTGCTCTTTTCTACCTGATATTAATTCGCCTACTGTCCATTTTTTTGTTTGCATAATATATCTTCCAATGTTAACTCTGTTTTGATTGTCGTTTCATTAACCGTGTTGACTTTATTGTATCCATACATTGAGTTAAGTTCTTTCAATGGTTTCATTAAAGTATCAACTTTTGTAGTAACGCTTCTGTTTATATATTCATCGTTTTCAACTTCTTGCACTAATCCAAGTAACTTTTGTGTTGATTCTTCCATAGTCCAAGTTGCTTTTTGTATTGCTTTTTCTTGTAATGTTTTTCTTAATTCCTCTATCCTTGTCCTAATCTTGTCCTTATATACTGTATCGTGTGCCTTCCTGTCTATTGTTTCTCTTTTCATCTTCGTGGCATTGTATGCTCTACAATAAGCCTCATACTGTGTCATTCCCTTTAGGGCTATATTATCACAGAAGTTTCTTTCTTTCGCTGTATATGTGTATTTGTTCTCACATTCCAAATTTGCCATATCGTGTTCCTTTATAAATTTATATCATTCTATTATTACTTACTTGCATAACTGGCATAATTTACCGCCTTTACGCACTCGTTCTTTCGTTTATATATTCAAATAATAATTCGGTGCAGTCATATTCCCAGTCATAAAAATCATCAATAGTGTATTGAACTTGTAACCACGCTTGATATTTTAAGTATGGTATATCGCTTTCCCATAATTTAATAAAACTTTTAAATTGTGTTTCTTTTTCGTTTAGCGTACCTCTTGAATGCTCTAACTCATGTGCATAAGTCGTGCTAAACATAAATACTGGTAAATCTTCTAAAATATAAATTGTGTTATCAAATAAATTATATTCGCCCATTACACCATTATCTTCGCCATATTCTGCAAAATCGGTAAATATTAAATCATAATCTGTTTCGTAAAGCTCTTCTATAAAAACCTCTTGCTCTTGTATTGTTGGCTGTTCTACATAATCACAATAAAAATAATCGGCTAGTGCTTCATCCATATAAACATATGTGTCTGTTAATGAATAAACATTGTAAGGTATGTTTTGTATTATAAACTTATCATATTGGTCATCTACTGATTTTTTAAATGTAATAGCCAAGTTATCGTCATATTCAAACCAATCCAACTCTAATAAACCCAAGTTCCTAGTTTCGTAAATCGTAAATGTTGAAACTATTTTGTCATTACTTACTATAATTTTCTTTTCGCCAAATAATCCACTGTTATTATATTCTAGTAAATCAAAAAGA